TGGGTTGTTTGGATTGTTGGCAACAATTATAGTTTGATCTTGCTCGGCACCCTTTACCCACACAAATGGTTTCATTTCAATAGTATCTTCACTATATAGACCTGGAGCAACCATAACTATATAGGGATTAGTACTGCTTGCATCAGAAATGCTATTTACAGCATCTCTGATAGAGTTAAAATCTTGTGCCCCTAATTCACTATTTTTATTAACATACCTTGTATTGTTTGCAAAAAACAAACGAGAGTTAAAGGAGTCGTAGTGATTTTTTGATATAAGTCCAGCTACGACAGATGGATTAGAGGCCATTGGGATATTTAGAACGTGGGTGTTGTCGCTGCTTTGTGTAAAGGATGGTTCGACGCCGACGTAAGCGTTGGTGAACTGTTGGTGCTTTGCTACAAGACCATTAATGGACTGAACACCGTTAACTGACGACCACGATGTTCCATTATAGCTTTCAAATGCTGCCGCATCGGTATTGTAAATCAACAAGCCATTTTTAGGATGTAAAATTTCATCTCGCTGAGCTGTTGTTAGGCGGGGTATATAGATACCCTGTGTATTACTCTGAACGTTGAGTATAGCGCTCTGCTCAGTAGTTGGACCACCAATACCAACTCCACTACCTGAAAATGGAGATATTTCATTTACTTTTAATTTACTCATGTTACTTGTAGCTCCCCACCATCTCTTACTTCAATAGTCATATCTTCAGGCACAGAAAGATTCGGATAAAAGCGAGTATATCCTGACTTAACAAAGAAAGGTGCCTTACATACGTTGCGCGTTGTAAAGCCCATTTCTAAGTCATTAACAAACTCTAATTCGCCCGATATGGGATTAAACGTTATCTTAAGTCTATTTTGACTATTCACGATATACCCCAATTAGGTTTTCATTCTCGTCATATTCAAAAGTTAGTGTATAAGACAAATTTCCACTTTTGTAAAAACGAGCCTCAATCATATCTTGAGTAATTGGATCATAGTCCATCTGAACATCGTCATATGTTTCTGTTTGCACTGTTGCTGAAACAGGCAGAGGGTTGCTGTCTGAGTACTTGTTGCCCAGCTCGTCTACTAGAACTGTTCTTCTAGCTACGGTCGGCTCTTCCTCATATGTCAATCGTTCTATTTCTTGTTCAGGAATGGACGGTCTTGGTTGTTCTTGGGCTTCTATGGTGGACTGGTCTGCAACAGTAAAGGCAGAGATGTCAGATCGATCGTTAATGTTGGACTTAACTGGACCAACATATAGAACCGAACTGCTTTCAATTCGCTTAATCTCTAATGAAATGCTTGATGTGTTTGATTTTAATACTACGACTTGCTTTACTTTAAAGCCACCAGTATACAAAATAGTGACCTTACCATCCGCTGTTCCATTAGCGGTAAAAGCTTTAGGAGAGATAGCTTTTAGTCTTTTCTCAATTGCCATACCATTTCCAAGCCAAACACTCGCAACCCTTTGCGAGCTTATTATCTATCAGTAACGTCTTTGTTGCGTTCAGCTAACTCTTCTTCTGTGAGCATAGAATTAAAGGATTTACCCGGTTTCCATTCTCTTTTTCCAACATCGCTCTTGTTGAGCTTATCAATCGGAGCTTTGAGCTTGTCAAAGCCTTTAGCAAAGCTCTGTTCCCAAGCTTTTTCTGCAGCCTTAATCTCTTGCTCACTCTTCACAAGATGTCCAAACATCTCTTGATCAGTAGGTTGCTGATGACTGCCGCTCATAATCGGTAGATTGCCAGTGGTAAGCGCTTCTTTAGCTACGTCAGCACCCTTCTTAAGACCGCCATCTTCCGAAGCCCGTTTGATATTTGTTTTATAGCGATCTTCTAGCTCTTTTATCTCTTCATCAGACATATCGCTCAAAGTTCTTACTGGAGCTTTCTTGTTAGCTTTAGCTTGCCTTTTTGCCTCCGCGGCTTCCCTTGCAGCATTCGTACTAGATCCACTAGTTGTATACTGACGAACACCTTTATTTTGACCAATATGCTCATATTCTTCTCCAGTTCGAGAAGCTTTTCGCTTGATGTTGTCGGCTTGACTATATAATCCCCATCCTTTGGGACCATAATTAGACTTCTCGATCTTCCACTGACCATGTTCATTATAGCTACAGCTTTCCTCTTCTTTACTAAGAGGAACAAGCCTGTGGCCGGCAGCTTCTAGCTTAGGTACTGGTCCATGCTTGGCGGTGATTTCTTTGAGAGGCATTGGCCTGTCGGTGATACGTTGACCGTCTGAATGAATATGAAACAACTGGTCTGAGCCCTCATCCTTCACAACCTTAAGCTTAGGCTTATTTTGGTTGGCGATGGAGATCTTCATGTTGGTGCGCTGTTTCGCAGGAATAGATTCGTCGATGTCGCGATAGTGGTCTGCGATCTGTTTTCCAGACCAACCACGACGATCCATCTCTTGATGCATCTTGGCGCGAATCTTGGAATCCAAATCTTCGTCTGTACCCTTCTCGAGAAGATCTCTCATCTCAGAAAGAAATTGCTTAATTTTTTCCAACTGATCCACTAGTCTTCTCCTTCTCGGGCGGTTTCTTAGCATCTGCGATTTTATGCTTAGCTTGCTCTTTTTTAACAGCAGAATTTACTTTCGCATCTTCTTCAGCCTGCTTCGCCTGAATCTCGGCTTTTTGACGAGCAGCTTCTTCTTGCAGTTTGAGCTTAAGGGCTAATTCTTTCTTTTTAAACTCAAGCTCAAGCTCTTTTTCCATACGCTTCATCTGCATCTCAAACTCGAGCTGCTGACGCTTCATATCTTCAGATGGATCTTCTTTGCTTGCTTCTTTCTGAGCTCGTTGAAACTCAAGATCAAGCATGCGCTTTTGGTGCTCTACTTCAAGAGTCAACTTAGCTTTTTTACCTTGTTCAGTCTCGTATTCGAGATCAAGCATGCGCTTACGGTGACTTTTTTCCGTCTCAGGATCTGCAATCTCTGCTTTGGCTTTCTCGTATTCGAGATCGCTCATGCGACGCTTATGCTCAAGATCAGTCTTGTGCTCTTCATCGGCATGGGCAGCTTTCTGCTTATGCTCTTCTTCCATGACCTTGTGCTTTACTTCGCCTTCTTTCTTCTCATTATGAGTTGCAATATCGTCTTCTGTTGCAACGGCTGGAATATGACCATGAAGGATATGAGCGATTTCTGTCTCAGAATATCCTTCATCAGCAAGTAGCCTAGCAATCTCTTCTATTTCTCCCTCTTCGGAAGAGGTATCACCTTCGCTGGCTTCCTCTTCGGCATTAGGATCACCTTCAGCTTGCTCAGTATCCTCTGGAGCAGATTCATCCGCTTCAGGCTCTTGTGGTGCTTCTTGCGTCTCTTCTTCATCTGGATTAAACTCCTGCCCTGCCAAATCCATGATAGCGGCACTACTGTCTAATGATTTCTTTAGTTTCTTCCAGCGAGTCTTAATATCTTTTTCTGGATTTTTATCCAATGGCTCTACACCGACATCGAGCTCACGCTTTCCGTCGGCTGTAACCTCTACTCTATCGAGCTTCGCTAGATTTTTCTTTTTCTTTTTAGCCACAACAGCTCCTTAGAAATAGTCGACCAACCATCGTTTTTGATAGTAGCCTTTAACCGCGTCAAGTAGTCGATCTTTTTCCTTATTAAGTTGCTCAATGCGATCATTTAAGTGCTTGGGACCAAACGTTCCAGTTCCTTGGCTCACACCATCGATACCAATGGATACTGATGTGTGTGGAAATAGTATTGGGCCGAGCATAGACAGAACATTGATGGCACCCATGATGCCAACAAGCTGAGCTATTAGTGCAGGAATCTTATCTGGTTGGAAACCAGCAGTATAGGTGATGCGAACACCACCAGGAAAATTCGTCATGCCAGTGGCTCTTAATGCAGGAAACTGTGTTCCACTAAAAGCAGACAGTAAGAAGCCAGATAAAGAGGTTCCCATAGCAGGAACAAGTTGCACAACTCCCTCTTGAGGCTGAACATGAATATGCTCAAGTGGAAAATTGACAAATCCTTGTACATTTGTATCATTTGAGAAGCTGAGTTCAAGTTTCTCCACTGAAAGAATTGGAGAATGGTCAGTCTTCATGTAGTTGTAGTTCCATGTAAAGTTTTCACGAATGTAATCATGCTTTTCCGTGTACTTAACAGGAGTAATGCTGATGTCGAGTACGTGCTCTAGCTCAGAGATAGCAGCCATAACATGATAGTCGATAGTCTCATCAGAGACTGTCTCGTTTGTTAAAGCAGATACTAGAGGAATACCAAAGAGATAACGAGCCTTTACTTCTGTCGCCGTAGGCAAGGCACTAAAGCGCTGTACCGCTGGCTGCTGTTCTTCAACAGCCCTCAACGGAAACGGTGCCTGTTCTGGCGTCTTACTAATTGTCATTATCCCTCTCCCTTACGTCTACGAACCACACCTTGGGACGTAGCTACTGTATCTACATGTGCTTTACGCTGTTGCTGTTCTGGAGACAGTCTGCTAAGAATATGCTTATGTCTTTCAGAAAAGGCAGCAGTGGGATCTTTAAGAATTGTACCCTGATATCCTTCCTCGCTCTTACCACCACCAAGGTGCTGAAGAGCTTCAGATTCAGACATATCTGTCGGCATGTGTTTACCACCAACAATCTCTTCCCAGCGCTGCTGAGCTGTTGTTTTAGCAGTTCCTTGGTTATATCCAAACTTACGCTGAGCTTCTGAGACCTGCTTCACACCTTCATGGAAATCAGGATTATCTTGTTTCCACTTGTTTTTCCATTCTTGAATTGCTTGGTGTCGCTCTCTACCCTTTTTGCCCTTCAGATCTTCAGAACCTAGAAAATCATGATAGGCTTTATTGTAATTGCCCAAGTGTTGCTCATGCGCTTCCATCATCTTACCAGTCATTCGCTTCACTGTATTAGACTCTGGATCAGCTTTCATCTTCTCATGGCGATCAGCATTTTCAAGCCATTCACGGGCAAGTGGCTTAAGCTGTTCCATCATCTTGTCAGACATCATAGATGGCAAGATACCGCTGTTCATTGCAGCTCTAAAATCCATGTGACCCTTGTGAGCACCAGCAAGTCTTTCGGCTTCACGATGTGTATAGCCATTCTTCATGTGCTCTTCAATATCGGCCTTTTCTTTATCAGAATAGTCTTCACGAGGCTTCCATTCGCTCATGTACCTCTTTTTAGGAGACTCGGCAGACTTATCTTCTTTAGCATCTTCGGTTTCAGCTTCTGGTTCAGCTTTTCCTTTACCCTCTTGCTCTTTTAACCATTGTGCTGCAGCATCGTCTTCGAAATCCTCATTTGGATCGTCGACAATAGAAAAACCATCACCAAACTCATCATCTTCATCTTCTGCTGGTCTTCGCTTGGCTTTAGAAAGCAATTCAAGAGTTTTCTTGAAATAATCAGGGTTCTTCAAGATCTCTTCTTTGTGAGCTTTCACAAACTCAGCAATGTCAAATAAGGCATCAAGCTTAGCCATTCTTGATAGTCCTCATTAATTGAGCTCTAATCTCTGGAGGAAGAGCTGCTAGTTTTTGTTTCTGTTCATCCGTCAAGTTTTCTACCTTTGGTGCAGCCTTAGGTGTACTAGGTGCTGCTTCACCACGTGGCGTAATCTTAAGTGGCTCTACATCATCGTGTACTTTAGAAGATGGAGCAGAACCACGCTTAGCATAAGCTTCAGGGTTTGCCTGTTCCATCGCCTCATGGTTTGCAAAATGCTTATCCATATGTGGAGATGAGCCATAAGCATCATGTTCTTGCACGTAGCGCAAGTCGTCTGCTTCAGAACGCTTACTTGCAGGATCTTCAAAGTGTGACATGATTGGATGATGGTCAAACGGATGGGATTCAAATCCCTTCAACTGATCCGCAGGAATATCCTGGACATCAACATACTTCCCATTGATCCTAATATGCTCCATAGGGTATGCACGATCATGCCCGTGACGACGCACTTCATTTTCATATGATCCATGAGGTGCTTTTGATAAGAATCCGTAATCTGATCCGCGGTATCTCCAACCTTTAGTATCAGTTACAAACTGACCAGGCTTTTTGTTGCCTTTCTTCACAGGCTCATCATCGTGTGTAAACTGTTTTGTCTTAGCATTTCGCTCCCATGCGTGGGGTGACACTGCTTCGACATGTAATTTACCTTGAGAATGCTTTTGTGCCTGATCGGCAAGGTCTACTAATCGAAATACTTGCTTTGCATGTTGATTTGCAAGATCGCTGCGACCAGACTTGAGGGCGGCCTTATAACGAGATGCATGATGACTTAGTGCATCATGAATCATATGTGGTTCTGTTTCTGGATCCATCTCCATCGCAAAATGGCGTGTAGCTAAGTTGGCTGAATCACCCTTGTGACGCGCTCGCGCCATCTTTTCAAGAGATTCAACAACCATCTCAGCAAGGATATCTTCCTTGATAAATGCGATTAGGTTTTCTAAAGAGGGATCTCCCGCCTTCTTAATAAGGAGTTCCCTGAAGTTTTCTAACTTCATGGCTTATCCTTACTTGTTACGGCGAGCCTTAGTATCAGTTTCTTCTGCAATCTGCACACGAGCGTCAGAGGCACCGATAACAACTTCTACGCTAGTTTTTCCATCACCTTCAGGACCAAGGCCTGAGTTGAAGTACTCGACTTCACCAGCTCGAAGAGTTGCAGCAAGTACGCCACCAATGGTTACGGTAACATCAGCTGCACCTGCACTTACGCGAAGTGTAGATTGTGGAGGAACGATAAGAGTGGCTCCGGCAGCACCAGTATGGACCTGTCTCCATACCAATCCTACTTCAGCATTTCGCTGTGCGCCACTTGGAAGGTTTACTGGTTTCATTAACTTACCTCACCTGGTTGATATCTAAATTATACCAGGGAGGCAAGTTAACCGATCTTTATTTCGTCGGTAAATCTTTGCGGAAGAGTTCGAAGAGGGACTTTCTCATTCTGTGCTGAGGGGTGATACCTAGTGGCTCTAGGAGCTTTTCATATTTAAGGATCTCAGCCCAAGCGTGCTCTTCAGATTCCCACTCAACATCTTCTAGGGCCTCAATCTCAATAAAACGACGTAACTCCTTGAGTTCTTTATCATAAACAACATAATATACCATATCTACTTTATCAAACCAGAATATCTTACAGGTCTTGTAGATACCAAAATTGTGCTTATAACCTAGGAAAGAAACGAAGGCAGAGACCGTATTGAAGTTGTCACCTGAGGTTGGAACGTTTACTTCAATACGATCATTGTTGTTTCTATTACTGGTCTTTCGTTTAATAGTGAGCTCACCACGATCGTCAGTATATCGATACCTAATGAAGTCACCGTCAGAGTTGACAAAATAGTCATCAAAAGACGAAACTAACATCTTTTTCTTAATATCCATCGTTTCCACAAGCTTAAGAAAAGCGTCTAGCTTAATTTCGTCTGCCGAATATTTTGTTTCAATCTCTTTAAATTTCATCTAGTGTCCTATTAAGCTCTAGGGGTTCCAAGATGCAAGGAGTCGCGCTTCTCTTTAGAGAAAAGATTCTGACGATCGCGCGTTTCCGCTCCACATTTTTTACACTTGTATTTTTGAAATTTGCTAACACTAGTGTAGTAGAAGCCATTTTTAGAAAAATCTTTGCTACCACACTTGCATACATGCTTTTCTTCATCGTGATAAAGATTAAAGTTAATGCTAGTGTCCCACGGAATAAGTACGTTGTATAGCTCCTCCAGAGCAAGTACGTCATGCCGGTTATATTTTTCCATCTCTTCCCAAGCCTCGATATTATTAGCAAGGCATTGAACCCACAGATCGTGGCCAGGAAACTTCGTGTGTTTCAGTTTTTTGTATTTAACACAAAGCTTATCAGTCATATACTCAAGCTTATTGCTAGTAAAACCAAAATGTTTAGCTGCAAGCTGCTTTGTATCAATGTGTTTGTATGAGCTAGGTGGTTGGAATCCATGAATTATGAAGCGAGCATTTAGCTTCTTTTGGTCAAAATTCTTACCATTCTGAGTAATTACGATATCTGCTTCATCAAGCAGATTCCAGATCTCTTGAAGAATTTCTTTATCGTCTTCAATGTTGGTCTTATTGCGCTGATCCATATACATAACCTTATCTTCTGGATCACCGAGCCATTTTGCGCTCCAACTGAGAACATGCCAATCAGATTCAATCTGGTTAAGAGCAACATTGTTGTCCCACAAAGACCAGACGTGTCCAAGGATTGGCGCTGTTTCTATATCGTATACAAGCACACGCGGTTGCTTTGGTGCTGTAGTGGGCACAGGAGCTGGTTGAGATTTAGGTGAGGTTTTCGCAGCTGATTTTTTAGCTGGTGAGGTTTTCGCCTTACCCCTTTTTTGTTTCTTCTTAGCCTTAGCCATTAGATCTCCAGTACTTTTAAAATCTCGGCAAATACTTCATCGATAGATTTCTCATCTACGCTTACTCGCTTAGTTGGAAACATCTCTGAATATTCGCTCATGTTGTTGTTTACTCTCTCCATAAAGGAGAGGCCCTTCATCTCAATAGCGTCACCTGCCTCAAATTCTTGTTTGGCAGATGTAGCTTTATCTAATCCTTTGCGAACGTCACCGGTGAGGTAAACAACATCATTGTACAGAGTATAGGGATCTTCAGCCACTTCTACAGGAACAACATCGTAACAGAGATCTTCCAGCCACTCAAAATCATTTCCACAGGCTTCACCGTAGGAAAGACCGGAAAGGATGCCCCGATCCTGCACAATAAAATCATACTGTGCAAGAGCAGGGGCAATCACTTTCTCAATATGTATTGAGCGGATCGTTTGGCTCACCAGCTCACGTGCTGTCTGCGTGAGCTCAGAATCATACTTAGCATTAAGCATGATATTTCGTAATTCCATCGTCAAAGGAGAATGAGGAGAGCCAGGTTCCTTTGTTTCCAAAACACTGTAACCCTTGCTACGAAGATACTCTACTATTTTTTTAGTCTGAGTTGTTTTGCCAACGCCTTCAGTGCCCTCGAAACAAATATACCTAGCTTTTTTCATATTATTCTTTCTCCATCAACCAGCGAGTTGCTAAATAATATAGAACATTTCCATCGTTATCATAGAATGGTCTAGCAGACATGATGAGTTTACGCAAGAGTTCACCGTGGTAGGACTCTAAACGTTGCCCATCTTCGGTACACACCCAGAGACGATCGAATACTCCATTCCAAAATCCCTTGATGTGTTTCTCTGTTAAGGCAACATTGCCGGTGTTGAGATTGTGATTTTTCACCACTACACATGCGATCATGATAAGACTCCTTGGTTAAGATAAAAGTTAAGAAAATGATCTTCTTAATCTATTATACAACACATAACGCCTTGTATTGTCATAGAGATAATGTCATTAAGTAGTCGATAAACTGAAAGTCCCAGCCCATAGAATCTTTCCATGCATGTTCGCTATCTGTACGTTCCCAGCACCATTGAGAACCATCTCCTGAATAATTTTTTGATCTCCATGCTAGTGCCATTTTCAGACGAGCTGCTTTATGATCGTCTCCAGCAAGCCAAGCAAAGAATGCATTATTTGGTTCACGCTTAAATAAAAGTCGACCAAGTCGTTTATTTCTCTTCCCATCATGGATAGATAGTATGAGAGCAGCAACACCCTTAAGATGTGTCTGAAATCCCTTAGGAGTAAGAAGCGTTTCTATATAGTTGTATGGACGGAAAAGCCATCTTGTTAATTTCCACCATACAGGAACATTCATTCCCGCATAGCTCATTAGCCACCACAGAGACGGTGTAACGATATGTCGATTATCTGTTGATTGTTTGGGTGGAAATAAATAGCCTGTACCGCGAATGTAGTTTATCCAGGCATCTGCCATTTCATGATCTTTGGTAGCTTGAAAATAGAGAATAAAGCCCAAAGACATATCGCGTGAAAATGTGTTCTTGGTATCAACCTGTACCCGAGAAGGATGGCGCCAAAGTCTTCCATCCCCACTTTGACAATTTCTAATGGCGGGAATAAATTGCCTGTTGCCAGCAGCGGTGAGAAGTCCTGCCCATAATATGGAATCACCATCATCGCCGTCGCCCTTAACAGGCATTCCGTCTTTTATAACGTTCATCTTTATCCTCCAGACGTATTTGTACTAAACATCTACAGAATAAAGAAAAACGGCCGGTCTTTCGACCAGCCGTTATTTAGTGAACAGGAGTGGTAATTACTTACCGATGTTCTTCCACAGACCGTTAAATCGCGGAGTGTACACGAACAGTGCACCGTAGAGCACGATCGCGAACTCAAGAGCGGTCGTAACGATCGCAAAGTTGATCTTGCTGAGAGGAGCAAGTTGCTTAAAGCGCATGCACTCAGCATTCATGTCAAGCATGAAGGCTTCGCCAAGGCCAGGCATCTTACGACCAGCGTCAACATATGCACCGAGACCTACACGGTAGTTACCGATAAACTCAGCAGAAGCAGCAGAACCACCAGCAGCTGAACGATATACTTTGAAGTACTTCGTTCCAGCTTGTGCAGCAGGCATCGTCAACACAACGGAGCTATTTGCAGCAGCAACAGTTACTGCAGCAGTGATGTCGCGTGGAGAAGATTCACCGAAGTCGTTCACTTCAGTGATGCGGTACTGATAAGTACCAGCAGCAAGAGCACCTGTACTAGCGCCGCCATCAGCACCAGTGAAGGTACCTGGAAGAGCAGGACAGTTAGGGTTTACGGCTTTTGCGCGAGAGCGGCCGCGAGGACGCAAGAACAAGTTAGGCTTAAGTTCCATGGTTCCTGCAGTCGTCTGAACCTTAGACACGTCGTAACCAACGGTCTGGCTAGAAAGACCAGGAGCAGAACGGAACTGAGGATAGAACTGGCGTACGAAAGAGCTCAAAGAGAGCGGTTCGATGTGGATCTCAGAAGGAGAACCGAAGTTTTCCAACAAGATAACAGCAAGTTCTTCAACGTCGTCTTGGGTGATTACTGCACCAGCAAGGTCACGAGCGATAGATTCGAATGAGCCGTAGCCTTCGAAATCGCCAGACTGATGCTGAGCATCTTGGTCACCACGAAGCAACTGCTGAAGAAGACCATTCATCGCGATTGAATCAGGAGGAAGGTCAGACATGGCACCAGTTTGAGCGCCGAGAGCGTCAGTAAAGTGAGCGTGGCCCCAGTACATTTCGCGTTCAACGTTCTTCAGAAGGTGCATAGTACCTTCTTTTGCTTGTTGAGCAACAACGTCACCAACAGTCGTGCGAACGATGGTCATCTGGTGAGACACCTTACGGCGTGTACCGAAGAACACGATTCTTTGACCGTCACGTACGTACGTGCTGTCTTCTTCCTGAGGAGCTCCACCTTCTGCAAGGTACGGAGCTGAATCAGAACCGTAGCTTGTCAAGCGGTTGTATTGCTCGAACAGGTTGTAGGCTTTGTCGATGGAGATAGCTGGCCACATCTTGAGGTTCTTCATATCGAAGGTAACGCTCTTAAGGGTAGTTTCCAAAGACTCTGTTTGGATCACACCACCGTAGGTCAGGTCAGTCGGCTTACCGGCTCCACCATAACCAGCAGTGATAGCTTTTTGCAAGTTATCAACATCGTCAGGAGTAACGAGACCCTGCTCGATCCCTTGCAAGATTTGGTTTACTGCTTCATTAAACATCGGAATTACACTCCTTCTTGATGTTATTACTTAATGTTATATTTCTGAGCAATTTTTGTTAATTCAGCTTGACCACCAAGCTCAGCACTTGTGATGTCGAGAGAATCAACTCGCGTACCAGACTTCTTGAGCTCGAAAAGCTTCTCTACAACTGCACTCTTCGTTAGAGGCTCGCCTTCATCGGCGGACTTCTTAAGAGGAGCAACATGCTTGTAGCTTGCGCCTTTAGAAGGAACTGGGCTGTTAGCCACTTCCTTAACGAGGCTCATGATAGCTTCTAGTTTGCTCTCGATCGGAGACAGACGCTGATCGACATAAGACTTAATAAGAGCATTAGACTCTTCGAGAGACTTTTTCATCTTCTCTTCGACGTCTTTTTCTTCCTTGTCGTCTTCTTTGTCTTCTTTGTCGTCGTCTTTTTTGTCTTCAGCTTTTGCAACGTGATGACCTGCGTTGGGGTCGGCTTCAGAATTCTTTCCTTCACCTTTTTCAACAGCACCTTCGCCTTTTGCAACGTGATGACCAGCATTTGGATCGGCTTCAGAATTCTTTCCTTCACCCTTATCCATATCTTCTTTGTCGTCTTCTTTGTCTTCGTCTTCTTTGTCGTCTTCTTCATCGTCAGCCTTACCCATGCTGCCGTTAGAATCCTTACCAGCAATGCCAGTACCAGGACCTTCGATTTTGATTTCAGACGCAGAGAAGCGATCAGACTTCTTAAGCTCTTCGATTTCCGCTAGGGATTCATCGATAAGCTCTACGAGGCTTTTCAGCATTTCCTCATTCATGTCTTATCCCTTCGTTAAAGTGATTAGGCTGCGCCTAAGATTACATGCCCATTCCAAGAAGATCTGCTTGACCGCGGATGCGAGCAAGTTCAGTCGTATTGTCGCCACGCTCAACAACAACGTCGTTTGCGAAGCCAGAGCATTCAGCCAATAGAGTAAGTGCCTCTACTGTGTCAAAGATATCTGCGATAGAAGTTTCAGCAGCAGCACCTTTGATCTTAAGGGAACCAGGAGCAGCAACGCCAATTCCAAGAAATGGAGCTGCAGCAGCGCTTACACCACCCATGGGTGATTGAACGCTTTTGTCGACATAGCTAACGATCAGTTTGTCGCCGCCAGTCTTTGTGACTTCAACCGTTGCACCAACGCGAGCAGCAGTCATTCCACGCTGCGTCATATTGCGAACGATCTTATCAAGAATCTGTTCTTTGTTTGCCATTTTAAGGACTCCTCAGTTAGATAAATTTGCAAAGTTACCTAATGCAATACCTAGTATATCACAGCGTAAAGGTTAAACACCTTACGTCTACTTAGGCTGCACCATTACCTTATATAAGTCTGCCATTGGAAAATGTTGATTGCAGTGGCGACACTTGACTTGATGCTTCATGTAGACCTGTTCATGTCCACACTGATTGCAGCTAATATATTTAAAGCCACGACCATCGTCAAGAGATTCAGATTGGATAACGGAACCACCAGTCATAGATGTTGGTGCACCTGCACCCCCATAACCAGCCGTAAGAGCTTTAGTTAATTCATTGATTTTCTTAACATTTTCAGAAATTCTATCACCAAGAGCGTGCTTAATAAGTTCATTAGGATCAACAGATGGCAGCTTTGTTTTAAGACCAGCTGCTTCAGCTAACTCTTGAGCTTTTCTAAGATTTTCGGTAATTTTTTCAGCAGATGCTCTGCGAGTAATGTGGCGAAATGATGGAACATCGCTTTTAGCTAAGTGCATCACTGACTTAATTAAAGCCCAGTCTTCGGCTTCATTAGAGCTCTTCTCAAGGGTGGTAGGCTCTACTAAAGTTGCATTATTGGCAGGTGTAAAGGTTAGGGCTACGGAGTGAATTTTAGTTCTAGCCAATAATGCTTCATCACGCATTCCTCGTGCTAGAACACCACCTTCAACTGATGCCTTGAGTCGAAGAGGACAGTCTGTCTTATGAATATTTCTTAGGATAGCAGCGGCAGCTCTAGCATTTGGATGATCGTCGTCATCATAAAGAACACCCTTAACATAAATATAAGGACTCTTTACCTTTTCCCAATAGTACTTTTGACGCTCATCATCACAGTCTTCGGCATTGAAGATCTTTTTGGCAAAGGTAACGCGACCAATTGAATTGAAAAAACCCTTGCCATGATTATCATTTAGACGACCACGGCCAGCCTGTAATTCAGAAATGTCGGCACCCTCTACGGACAACAACTCGCCTTGAGTGTCCCGAAGTTGGCTACCAGCAATCATGTCAATTTCAAGAGGTTTCTTGCCCATGTAACTTATTATACAGCGATCTTGGCATTAGATCGGCTGAGCTACACTGGATCTTGATTATCAGAAGAGTTTGATGAAAAGGTTATATTTGACGTTGGGGCAGTATGTCCACACTTGTTACAGGGTGCAGGCAAAACTGAATGCCAGGGCATTGGATAAACATGTGGCCCTCCATCTATACACACGGATGGAGTCGATACGCCAGGAACAGGCATTGATGGGGAGATATAAGGAATACGAATATTGGGTATGACATATTTTTCAAGTCGATCAAGTCGTCGACTTATATCTTTAAGAAGCTTTAATACTTCAGCTATGTCACTCATCTGGGAACTTCCCACTCTACATCGGTATATTTTTCCTCGACTATAGCTTCACCATCATCATACATCTCTTTTACTTCCTTTATAGGATCAGAATTACGAAGTTTGGCAATAGCCTTCTTTTCTGTTTTCTTGATGCAATCGACGGGAAGATTTAAGAAATGTGCCATCTCCATGTCGGAGAGATTCTTCTCTTCATGGCTAAATTTTTCCATAAAGCTAAAGAAGCAATAGTTGGCCATCTGATGGTTGATTGCCCACGGACATCCAGGAAGAGCTGCTTCCTCTTCTTCCGTGAGCTCTCTTCCAGCATGACGAAGTGCCTTCAACCGCTGAACGGCTAAAGGACACCACGTCTCAGGGTGATCGGATAATTGTCGCGGACAGCGCTTATCCATTAACTTCTTGTGATTGTTCTGGGACACTTACTGCCGCCACTTCTTCGGTAGGTTCAGGTGCAGGCACTGCACGAGATCCTAACACAGTAATGGTGTGTTTCACACCGTTTACGTCTGCTTCAAATGACTCACCGACCTTCTTACCAATGAAAGCAGCTTTCAGATCGGGAAGACCGATTTCGGATACCAATAACTTAGAACGCAAGAACCCTTTTTCTTCGGTTTCATCGGGAGTCTTGGACGTGAAGATAACGATACCATCTTCTTTGACCTCATCCTGAGGAGTGTAGCCCTTCTCCATATCCTCTTTATCAGAGGCTTCGGAAAAGTCACGAATTTGAAGCTCTTCAGCTTTCTTATTGAGAACGTCCGCATTAAGAGCTAAAAGCTCTTGAGCTGCAAGGATGCGATACTGCATCTCGCGCTGGCGACCAGCAAGTTCACCTAGGTCTTTTGCCATAGGAGAAACATTGTTGGCGATCTGTTGGATCAACATTTGAGCAACTCGAGTGCTCATTTCCAGGTTTGCTACACGGCGTTCTAATTGTGCCTGACGTTCACCCTTGGTCATGTTCTTGCGGAGTGTCATTTACTTCCTCGCTGTTTCTTTTTCTTTAAGTCGTTGACAAAATGTCTTAAGAATCAATATTTCTTCAGCTGTCAGCGTGTCTTTGACACCCTGATCCTTGAATATACTACTTAGTTGTTTTTGGAGGAAGGTCTTGATGTCGTCTTCAAGCTTGTCAAACGCCCCGCCTTTTTGTTTAAGTATGCGTTTAGAGAGGACATCTCTGATTGCATTGGCTTTTTCGAGTTTTTCAAGCTCTGTGACTGGTTCTTCTTCGAGGACAATGATTGAGCCTTCTGGACCAGAACTAATAGAGGCACTAAGAGTGCCATCTTTAACTTGTCCCTTAACGATAGTTGGCTCTTGTTTAGTAGTGGTACCAGCTTGTTTATTATCTTTTGTTTCACTTTGGAAATCCTTCAACTGCTTTGGAATAAAGTTATACTTATGTGCCAGCTTGTTGAAGAGAGCAGAGGCAATACGGAACTGGTTTTGATTCATTGGCTCTTTATTGTCAACACAGCGCTTCCAGTGAGCATTGACGTCGGGGTCAATCATGAGGATTTTATCTGTCTCGTTTCGTTCCTCAAACTCCTGAAGAACTTCAAGTTCATCATCGGCCAACATTGGCTCACGACCGTATACATGTGGCCAAACAAATTCGCCATAGACAGAGCGATCAAAGATGACGTCCTTGCCATCATATTGTAAATATAGTTCAAGCATATCGTCTAGATATGAAGGACCAGCATAACCTGGTTGCTTATATTTCTTATCGGGTGCAGACATATGAACGACTTCGTAGCCTTTTTTCTTGTAGATTTCAGCTACGGTTGATTTACCAGTTCTGTCTAAACCTTCTAAGATTACCCACGCCATCGATCACCTCAAATAAAAAACGCGATGTTGCCATCGCGTTCATTATACATAAAATGTTGATTTTTAAGATTCGTCAGCCGTATCTGAGTTGATTGGATTAGCGACAACCTGTCCGTCGATATTCATTGGTTGTGAGCCAGCCCCAAACTCTTTTGCATCATCTTTAAGTGTAGGTGCACCACCTGTTACAGCAGCATGAGCATGACGAGCATGCATTTCACGCATCTGCATATCGTGTGCCTCCTGCTCACGACCATGCTGACCTTCAGCCAACGCTTGTTGCTGTTGTGTTTGCTGATAAGCCATCTTATCTTGCTGACGAGCGCGATCAATAGTCATAAGAAGCTGCTGCCAGCCCATAAACATAGGATCACCAGGCAGATAGGCGAGTTCTCGCTTACCCATAGCCGCCTCATCACCAAAGAAGATTTTACGAATCTCACCGCGCGTCATGTTCTTTTCAACAAGTTGCCAGAAAGTCTCATTCAGAGGAAGATCAGCGACAGGGTGCTTCATCGTGTCCTTACCAGCGGCCTTAAGTAGGTCGTTCATGGTAGAGTGAACAGTCATTTCTGCTTGCAGCTGCGCGATATGAGTCTGTGGAGACTCGTCATCATATCCGGTAAACTTGAACTCAAAGTGTTTTGCAATCTCTTTATCAAACGCAGGAAGAATATCGCAGTTGATGAGGTCTTCAAACATCATCAAAACAGGGATAAGTCCACGTTCGCGAGAATAGTTGATCTTGTACTCGTTATTGGCCTGTTGCATAGGTGCACGACCTGTACCACTAATCAAATAATCTAAGCCAAGCTCAACTGGGTCGATTTGGAACTGAGAGCAAAGAGCTCTGATTAGATGGTTATTGTAATTGAGATATTCCATCTCCTTGGCAGATCCGGACATTGGTAGCCACTGTACCTCGTCAAGTCCTGCTACGATCGGTGTGCGCCACGCATTCTGCGAACCCGTGATCGTGTTATAGAACTGACGACGGAACGCTGTAAGCTGGGCTTGAGTAACCGTTCCCTTAAGGTGAAGAATACCACGAGCAGCATAACCATGAGTGAAGAAGTTAGCATTATAGTTCTCCACGTTTAGGTGGTTAGTGATGTTAATAATTGCTAACTCAAGAGGAGAATAGCAATAGCCCATAGAATCTGCAAAGTTCTGTGGGTTAAAGAGTTTGAAAATCATATCTGCATCGCCGAATGCAGCAAGCACTCGGTTATCATAAGACATCTGCACATACTTAAAGTAATCAATATCTGCGTAATTGAACTCCTGCGCTGCCTCAGGGTTATTACCACCCATCTGCGCAGTCTTCAGCTTATATGTAGTACGTGCAGTTTCCAGTTCCTTCTCAATGATGGATCTCTGAGTCTTTGGGTTGATCCTGTAAACAGATTCAGAAGGAAGAGGGCGGAAACGATGTAGCGCATTCTTTCTAGTAAGAACTTTTTCAATTGCAATGTGACCAAATGTCAAAGCATCGCGGGTGCAGAGCTTAAGAAATTCACCGAAGAGCATTTCCTCTCCGGGAGGTACCTTATCCTTACGACCGCAGTTGTAGATGAAGTCTTCTAAGTCAGCAATAATCTTTCTGTCTTCTTTTGTTAGATCACTGTGCTTGTCTTTTTTCTGGATCTTGAAGCCCATCTCCAGGTTTTTACGCTGTGGACGAGCAAAGCGAAGCATCGTGTCGACACGAGCCTGTATGATAGCAGAAACAACCCAGTCTCTAACGGAGACGTCCTTAAGCGTCTTATTAGAAATTCTAGATAGCTTGTTGCGGAATATAAAGTGTTGGTGGACCTGGTCGAAGAAAGGATCATCGATGATAGCCTTTTGACCAATAGTACCTTGGTTAACTGGGGTCTCTTGCGGTACTTCCGGAAGAGAGTCAGCATCGCCCTTCATCAGGTTATCTACGTCACCCTGAAGAGCATCCCTTAAACTTTTTGTAAGATCGTCAAAAAAGCCCATTATGCTTACCTCTTTCCTATTATAACCTTAGAATGACCATAGAAAGCCGCCATCTCCACCAGAACGTCCATCTTCTGGATCATCATCGTCTAGCTCACTCTTCTTGCCAATTTTGCCTAACTTTACTTTATTCATATCAACTGGATTGCCTATTTTTACCCCTGCTACAGCTGCAAATTCCTCTGGAGTTGGGTTACGAGTAAAGTTGCCATAACGGTCCGTGATGGGGGCCTGTGGATCTGCAACTCCATAATCGGACATAATAATTGTGCTCTTACCAAATAAGCCATACATAGCATAACGAAGAGCATCGAGCCAGTGATCGAATTCCTTCTCTGGATCTTCTGTTATAAGTCCAGCAGCATCAGTTTTAAAGTGATACATTTGGAATTCTTGAATAATTGGAGTACAAGTTTCTCTTGCAAAGAAAATCTTCGGTACTGGAGACACCATGTTACGAAGCCATTTCTTTACAACCTGAATACCACCTGGAGTATCCTTGGTCTGTTCAGATGGGCAAGGTAGACCTTCTTGACGCATAGTAACCCCGTCACCAGGGTTGGCCATATCAGGAAAGTACAGTTGGCAGCGGTACATATGGTGCCACTTGCTCTTAATAATTTGAACCCAACTTGGGTTGTTAGTATATGTCTGTCCTTCGCAGCGAACTACATAGATATTCTCACGATTGTCTACAAAGAAGTAGACCACCGTAGATGGGTTAGACCAACCCCAGTCGATACCTGCGTAGCAAGATAATCCCATCGCATGGCACTTCTTAACAAAAATGTCGTGGTTACATTCACCAGGATAGTCCATCCCTGTGAGAATTTTCCACATCTCATTCCAGTTCTTGACATGCAGCTTTTCATCAAACTCTTTATAGATAATGCCTTCAACAGAGGGCTTCAGATTAAAGAGCTGAGAAAGAGTCCAGTCTGGACCGTTTTCCATTGTCTTCTTAATGGCGTCACTGATTGGCTTAAGCATATTAGATGTTGAGGTTTGCTTCTTAGCATCACCTAAACATGTTGCAGCCATTGGACAGCGAAGACAACCAGATCCAGGAAACTCGTTCTTGAAGTATTCAGATTGCTTTTGCTTATCTTTCTTAAGCCATTGTTCTTCAGTAATAACTTCCATAGTATCTTGAAGAACATAGGCAGATACAGGATCCGTTCCTGATCTATCATCTGGACAACGAGAGTTGAACTCAAGTGTAGTCCAGCGACGAACATCACGACCAGCTCGCTCAGCATCTTCGATCTGTTGGTTCATTAATCCGTATCTAGATTTTCTTGTAGAGATACCTACACGAAGAGCTTTGCGACCCTTTTTGGAGTCAAGCATACCCGAAATATCTTTGAAAGCCTTTAAGCCTTCACCGGATACGGTATCGATCTCGTCAACAGATACGAGAGCAACGTGAGGACCGTTAACGGACTTAAGTGTGCAGGGAAGAACTTCAAGTGTTACTTTAGAACTTTCGCCTGTATAGCGATCAACAAGGTTAAAGGCCGACTTTTCCATGTTGGCCTTTTCAAGATATGGGTCGCCCTTAGGATTTTTAGAGTTTAGTACTGCTTTAACCTTATCATTGAGCATAAAGCCCACCTGATATTCATAGCAGCGCTTGGCCTGTGAAAGAATGGCTCCTACGTGAACCACGTCTCTCTGATCGTGCAACATCACCATGAATTCAGCAATAGCAACACCAAGTGTCTTACCAGAACCTCGAGATGCTACGAACAACAGTTCCTGTACATTCTTGGGGTTATTGTTGTTTACACAGATGTCATAGATTTCCCATACTGCATCCAAGGGATTTGTGTCAGCGTAGCGTGACACAGTACAGTCGGGCAAATCCATTCCAAGATGGTACTTAATCCAGTTCTTGCATTCTTGGCGTGTTTTGCAGGGAGTGAGTAATAGCTTAGTACGCTGCTCTAGGGTTAGACCAGTCGTATTATTATTTTTCACCTTGTTGGTTTTCTTAGCCAACTATCTCTCCAGCAATGATCGCAGCCGCATCATCTTCGTCTTCTTTGGGTTCAGGAAGTCCGCGGTTATTTGCTGGAGCATTGAGAGTATCAAACATTGCAGAACTCTTTTTATTACTTCCAGCTGCACCAGCCACAAGCTTTTGTAGCGTTTCAGTTATCTCTTTGTATTCTTTAATGGACTGAATGCGCATGTCTGGTTTAGGATTGTTAGCGGGATCTAAGATGTAGCGACGCATAGCGTCCATGTGTTCCACGTTAGTAACAGACAACATTGTAGTAAGAAGCTCAACCTGCTCAATAACAGACTTAACAACCTTCGCCTGAACACGATCACGAAGGGAGCCCATCATCTTCTCTCTATCCCTAGCCCAACCACGCAATGCGGCTGTAAGCACAATCTTGGCTATAGGATATTCGGGGTGTTGCTGGTGGATCTCATGAAAGCTGCAACCTACCATAAAAAGTTCATAAAGCTTCATAGATTCAACTTCTGGGATAGCCCCAGCAGTCTTATGCTTTCTTAGGTATTTTTCAGCTATCTTGATTTCTTCTTCGGTGAGACCGAACTTTTCTTCTTCAGAAAAATGTCGCTTTAAAGCCATAAGTTATTCCAAGCCTTACATTCTTTAATGGCTACCATTATTCTTTGTAGCCTTACCTTGCTTATACCATTGTACCTACTTATTGTACCTAGATCACAACCTAGTAACAGTAAGCACATGATAACTCGCTCAGTATTTGAGAAGTTGCTTAGAAAACTTTCAGAGGGTGGGTTATCTATTAAGTATTGGATGAGGTGCTTTGAGGAAGTGTAGATTTCGTCTGAGACCTGAGCATGATCGAGCACTAAGTGAAGTTTCTCTGTTGGGGCACCGCTAAGATAGGCTACCCACAGATCTTGGCGATAGTCTTCATTATCCGTCAGCTGATTTATCAGCCGAAGAACCACCATCTCCGATTTGCTCAAATCCTTCTTCATAGTCTTTAATATTCTTTACCTGTAACGTAATAGACCACTTGGATCCCAGGTAATCCTTCACAAACTTACCGAGTATGTTTTCGAAGTTCAGATTACCCTCTTTCACAAGAAGTCGCTTTAGTCGCCAGAGATCAAATAAACTTTGAGATTTAGAAAGTTTATGAAATTTCTCTAGCTTATTCAACAGAGCTGAGGACACATATACATGATATCCAACAACTTTTTTCTCAATATCAATATCGACCTGAACAGCCTCTACATTCTTATGAACTAGAGCACCGTACATGTAGAGGTTGTCTTTATGAAGATCGTTGATAAAGCCGTTGTCGATCAACCATCTCTGATGATCTAAGTGATCCTTAGTATCAAACACAGACTTACTCCCATATGATATAATATATCAGGTGAACTCACCTAAACACGCAGTATCTACTTAATACGATTAAGTATTTCATGCGCTGTAGTCTTTATTATACTTCGATCAAGCGAACCTGCATAAACTCTATCGACATATTCATCTACAATGTCGGATAAGGTAATAGATTTTATCTTAGTATTTTCCCGCTTGAGTTTATCAGTGTACTCTGGCTTGACCCGAATAGACTTTCCTTCTTTTAAAGTCAAAAACTCTTTTGAACTTAAATAACCAATAATTTCGGCTTTAGGACCAGTTACCTCGATTACAAATTGATCCACTGAGTTGACTTCGGCAGTGATCGACTTAGTAATCTCATCTGTAGACATCTCATCAAGAGAGAGTCTCATTCCCTTCCATTTGGGAAGTGGTGATTCGAGGAATTCGTATTCATACGTTTCTGTATCGAATAGCATCAACCCCTTGGCCTGATTGATATCATCAATCCCTTGCGCAAAGGGAGATCCTGGATATATCACCTTGTCAAAGGATTGGCGTTTATGAATATGCCCGCTGATGATAACATCTGCACTAATACTGGCAGGATCGACACCATCATCGGGGCGATAGAAACCAAAGTCAGCACCAATAAATGTTTGATGTCCTACACAGATTGGGAGGGTCTTTGTTGGAAAAAGCTCAGACGAGACTTGGTAAGGTACCCAAGTAATATTGTTCTTTTTATCATGGATAATTTCATCAACGACAGTGAACCCATTAATACCCTTAAATGTCTGCAGAGCATGATAGGTAGCATCCTTAGGTTTAAACATGTCGTGATTGCCTAAGATATATGTATATGGAGTAAGTGCTACCACCTGCTCCACATGTTTACGAAACTCACCCATAATTTCTGATCTAACCACAGCATGAGTATCGAATGTATCGCCTAAATTAACAACCATGTCCGGTTTATGTTTCGCAATTACCTTAATAACCCAGGACAAGAATGTCTTGCAGGTCTCTAGCTTGGTTACCTTAAGATGGGGATCGCCAATGAAGAGGATTTTAGCCATTATCTTCGCCTAATAAGATCTTCTCTGCTATGTAATCTATATACTTAGATTCAGGATCGTTGGATACGTAGGCTATGTGAGGTTGGTCTATAGTAGAGTCTGCTAGAATTTTAAGTTCTCCTGCTTTACATACAAAACTTAAAGTCCTATTTGCTGGTTGAGCTATGGTCTCATAGCCGTAACGACCATTCATTAATGCCTCAAACATTAATGCTTCGAATGTTTGAGGCATTACAAATGCATAACGTGGAGACTCATGGAACCGGCTGTACCAGTCCATGGCCTCTTTTTCTATTGTTTCTTCTATTTTGGGATACTTATTCAAACGCGTCCTCAAGATTTACATCAATCACACCTAACTCAGCATTGCGAGCAACTACCTTGTCATCGCCGACACTATTACAGGCATTCATGATTTCTTCTTGAAGCTTCTTATCACCAACTACCAGAGTTCTCATATTGTCATCACCACGAACTGGAGCTAGATCGCCAAATTTCCACATTTGGTTGTTGACCTTGCCAGTATCAGGATTAATTGGGTGGTAGACAACACCAAGCGTCTTAGCTAGCTCATAAATTTCTTCACCAGTATTAATAACACCTTGAGTGTAGTTGATGGAAAACTCACCGCAACGGAATGGAGCACCTACACGGTTCTTCTTACCCTTAACACGAACTTTGTGACCAACTTGTTGAGCACCACCATAGATATTGGTACCCTGCTCAATACGACCATCCTTAGTATCTACGCGAGTTACTTCCAACATGTAATCGCAGAAGTGCTTAAGAGAGCGACCATCTGGAACGATGAAGGGGTTACTCATCTTCTTATATTCATCCATCTCCTCATAGACCTGCTGAACCAATGCTGTGGTGATGTTGTGTTCGCGAATTACAGGAAGAATGAGTTTAAAGGCAGAGCCTAGATATGCGGCACCACTACCACCCTGAACCTGCTTGGTTGTCTCTTTCTTGATATCGCGAGGATAACGAATGGACTTAACTGAATCGATAGTGATACCCACAACCGGACATCCATCTTGGATCATCTGATATAGTTCACCACCAATGTAGTCAAAGATCTTGAGTGGATCGTTTGTTTGACGAACGATCAAGCGATCTGCATCGCCACCCAATTTTTGGAACCATTCGACGTTGAATGAATACTCTGCATCGAACCAGATACAGATACCGTCAGGAAAGTCTTTTTGCAATTGAATCATTAAGAGCTGTGCCAAAAGACTCTTACCACTAGATTCCGGACCATAAAAACAGACAGCTTTACCTTGAGTGATGCCACCATTGCCCACAACCCAGTTAAGAGATGGAGAAGGCATCTTCACCACATGTTCGCTTGGTTTAGGAAGCTCTGAGGCTACCTTACCAAATTCTTTTGTGAGCTGTGTTACCCACTTATTCTTGCTCATATTACATTCCCTCATTTGGAGAGTTGTTGTTGTCGTTTGCATAGGCAATCTTCTTGACATCATCATGCGCGAGCCTAAACTCTTGCAGTTTGTTTTTCAAGAAAGACACCATTGCTTCCGCTCGTGCTCGTACCTGCTCTGCTTTTTGAACAGAAGGATCTAATGGTACGTATTTCTTTCTAGCTTCCGCAGTATCTTTTACATTTCGTTGCTCCAAAAACTCAGGAGCATTGTCGAAGTATGCAATTGATTCTGCTGTCTTGAGCGCAGCTTCGGCCTGGCCAAGATAGTACATAGCCTTTGAGAGAAGGCCATTTGTGATGTCGTAGGCTAAGATGAAATCGCGTAGATAGAGTGGGGCCAACATGGTGTTGAGCCCCTTTGAGATGTCTTGCAACTTTTCAGTATACTTGACAACACCCGTCATATCCAGCGACTTCAGATCTTTTTCTAGCTTTTCGACCAGTACAAGATCTGACATATTTACCTCTTAGTCGCCAAGGATATCGTCGGCCATTGCCATGAAGTCTTCGTCTTCCTGTTTCGCTGGACGCTTTGCAGCCGGTGCAGCTGCTGCTTTCTTAGCAGCGGGTCTTGCAGCTGGCACATCATCTTCATCATCGAGATTCAGGTTAACGGTCTTTGCAGGTTTTTTAGCTGTTGCAGGAGGAGTATCGTCTGCTTCATCGGCAGCAGCTTCAGCATCTGATCCGCCATCTTCATCGGCTACAGAAGTATCGATACCATCGATGCTATATCCATCGATAACACACTCAGGTACTTCTTCCGCATATACTGCCAGGTTAAAA